ATTCCAACCAATAGCGTCAAGAATGACCTTAACAGGATCAAGAAATGCTTTCTCAAATTGTAAGTCATAGTCAATGTACTTGTCAATACCAAGTTCCAAGGGGAAGTCAGAGATAAAAGAAATTACATTCTCTCTGATTGGATTTGCTTTTTTTAGATAAACAAACTTAATCTTTTCTCCATTATTAATAAGAGAATATTTATTGTCTAGTTTGTTTTCTTTCACATAATAATTATATAGTAATGCACCCCTCACATGAATAGGTGTTCCTTTTGCATATATGGTTGAATGACTTTTATGTTTGTTGACATCACTAACAGTTCTGGGGAAAGAGATATCCTCAGGTGGCATCTTCTTAAACTTTGCTCTAGCATCATCAATAAAGTCAATGACTTCATCCTCTGTACCACCCATCATAAGGTTAAGAGCATCCTTAATCATCTTCCTACAAGGTGCAGGAGTTGATGATTTAACTGCCTCAATGCCCATGATT